ATATTTAAAAAAACATAAATCAGTTATTATAGATAATACTAATCCAAGTTCTAAAAGTAGAGCAAATTTTATTAAAATTGCTAAATCATTAAATATTTATATTCGTTCTATATGGATTTCAACATCATTTGAAATGTCATTCCATTTAAATAAAATGAGAACAGAATTAACTGGAAAAAAATCTGTTCCCAGCGTAGCATATTATGTTTATAGAAAGAATTTTGAAAAACCTAATACTAATGAAGGATTTAACACTGTAATAGAAGTTCCATTTTATCCCCAATTTAATGATGAAAGTACAAAATCATCATTTTTATGTCATTATGATACTAAGTAAGATTTATGTAATGGACTTGAATTATTCTTCAATTTAATATCAAATAAAATAATGTATATAATTTAATGTGTTTTTGATTTTTCAACACTTTTATCATATATACATATAAATGAATGAATACATATTTCTAATAAATATATAACGAGAAAACCACCTGCTAATTTCATATAATTATTTTTTCCAAATATAGATAAAATTTTATCCATATATAAATTTGGAATTGCAAAGGCAAAAATTAAATACATCAAACCTTTAAATAAACCACTAATATAATTTCCTGTTAATTGTGTTTTTTTTGCTACATTTAAACAAATACCAATTAAAGCAATTACATCAAAAAATAATTTTGATGTTGTATCATGATGTGGATATATATTATAATTTAATAATGGCATAATTAATGTAATATTAAAAAGATTGGCAAATTCATTAAAAAATGGTAATAATAGTTCTAATATTCCGCTAAAATTTGAAATATTTGCCAAATCTAGAGTAAAAATATTTGCAATACTACAATGTGATTTCATATTTTATATAATATATAATAAGATTTTTATTTAATTTATTACAGCGGTGGAAATTCTTGGTTATCATTTAGACGAAGATACATTGGTCTTTTTTCCAATTTAATATTATTTTTAGCTTTTAAAAATTTAAGTAAATTTTTTGGCAATTCTTTTGATAAATCTCTTCTACATATTGGACATGAAAGTTGTCTTAAAATCATTAGACAATCAACACAAATACAATGTTTACAATTAGTATATGTAATATACTGTCTTTCATAACATATACAACATTCTGGCTTATGCTTTTGCATAATATATTATTAATAAATTTAATAATTATTAAATATAAATTCAATTATTAAATTCCTTTATATCTATAATACCATCTCTACAAATTCTTTTTAACATAAATTCAATCAATTCATCTTTCCTTTTATTACTATAGTCTTTAATTTTAATATTTCTACATATTTTTTTTAATTCCTTAAGAGTTTTTTTTTAAGAATTTAACTTCTTCGTCATATACTGGTTCTTCAATAACTGGTTCAATAACTTCTTCTTCTTTAACTGATTTTTCAACAGCTTCCTGTACATTTTCAATAATTTTGAATTTTATATTAGATATATATTTCTTTAGTCTTGGTAAAGTAATTTTTGTATTATAATCATTATTTCGTTCAATACCAACAAATCTTCTTTTTAATAAATCAGATACTTTAAGTGTTGTTCCACTACCAGCAAATGGATCTAAAACTAAATCCCCTTCTTTAGTCCAGCTTAAAACATGATCTTTTACTAATTTTTCAGGAAAAATTGCTGGATGTTTATGTGCTTCTTTGTCATTTGTATTAAATTTATTATTTACCCGATATGTCCAAATATTATTTCTTGGTGAAAAATCTGGAACAGGTTTTATATCTTTTGTTTCTACTAAATCGCCATCCTTATTACGATGTGTGTTCTTTCCCCAATTTGTATGACCAGCCCATTTGTTCGGTTTATCACATATTAATGTTGCTGTATTTGGTTTTCCATCTTTAGAAAAAACAAACATATACTCAAATATTTGAGTATATCTATTTCCTTTTCGTCTTGCTGGAAAAGATGAAGTATTTTTTTCAAAAATCATTGTATCATGTAATCTAAAACCTAATTCTATAAAATATAATGCTTGTTTAAATGATGAGCCGCTTTCACTACCTTTAATAACAGCATCACCAACAACCCATACGACAATACCTCCTTTTTTTGTCACTCTATATAATTCAGTTGCAATTTCTTTAAATTTTCCGAAATTCCATTCACAATCTTTGTAATTTCTTAAATTATCATAAGGAGGTGAAGTTATTGTACAATCTATAATATTTTCTGGAAATTGTTTTAAAACATCAACTGATTCACCTTGAAATAATGTGTTCTCAATATTAGTAATATCCATATTTATATTTATTATATTTTTTATAATTCAATTTTAACCAATTAACTAATTAAATTTTATAAACTTATTTTTGAATTTTTTAGCAATTATGGAAATAAGAATATGATAATTAAAACAATTATCATATTCTTATTTCCATAATGCCATTTTTACAAGAATTTTTTCCATATATTTTGTTTACATTATTGATATCAAATTTGGTAGATTATATTCCAAAAACATTAAATGTAATTGCAATAAGTTCACATTTAATTGTATATATATCGTCTTTATTATATTTGTATATGGATACATATGATGGTTGGTGGTCAAAATATAGATATTCATTAGTAAAACAAAATAAAATTAAATTTTTGGATATATTTCCAAAAGTAATTCGAAATAATATTGTAGGTATTTTATTTTATTGGTTTATTTTATTATCTATTTCTAAAAATAGAGGATTGGGCAATCATAATGCAAATACATATAAAATTTTAATCGATTTAGTCGTTTTATTTTTTATATTTGATACTATTTTTTATATATTTCATCGTATATTACATCATCCATATATATATCGTTTTCATAAAGTACATCATTCAACATTTGCAGAAATTGGAATATCAATTCATTATATGGATTGTATAGACTATTTAATGGAAGTAATATTACCATATTGGATATCTATTTCAATGTGGAATTCTTGTTTTATGGCTTCTTTAATATTTGCAGTTATTGGTCAATTAAATGGTGTAATTGCTCATAGTGGATATAAGTTTCCAATTTTACCTAATCCACTTAGTCATCAATATCATCATGTATATTTTAATAAAAATTATGGAACTGGCGGTATATGGGATTATTTATTTTCGACAAATAAATAAATTATGTGTATTCTAGAATAGATAAAGTGAAAAAACCAGTCCACTGTTTTTACATTTTTTATAAATTTTTTTTAAACATATATTGTAATTTATATTAATTTTAAATAATTCTAAATTACAATATCATATTCAGCACAATATTGATAAATTTTATCAATAAAATGTGAAGCAGTTTTAGAATTTTTCACAAAATTGAAAAATTCATTCATTTTTTTACTTATATTTTTAAAATTAAATCTAGCAGATCTAAGTAAAACATTAATATCATCATTACGTGTTTTAATACTTGATGCACAATTGAAGTCAAATAAGACAAAATTTTCATCAATTCGTCCAATATTATCCAAAGTACAATCACCTTGTACATAACCATACTCGTTAATACAATCCAAAGCTATCCCAATGTCTTTAAACAATTTAAAAATTTCATTCTCTTTTAAATCCAGTATTCTATCGTTATGAATATAAGTAATTAGAGGAGTTAACTTTTCTGTTACAATCAGATGTATTTTTACATTGATGATTTTATTTTCCATTGACAAATAATCTATCATATTGATGATATGATTACAGTTTTCGTCCCGAATAGAATACAAAACTTTCCAAGCTCTATTAAAAGTATGAAGATTTTGAAATAATTTTATAACAAAATTGTCAAATACTATTACTAAGACAGAACCACTACTTGAAACAACTTTTTCTGGATAAATCAATTTGTTTTTATTGTTTCGCTCAATTACTTTAAGCAAAACAGCAACAGAAGGTGTATAGTTTCCATATTTGTTAAGATTTTTAAAGGAAAGATTTAAGCATCGCTTCGTTAAAGATGGATCATCTCGACAACAACTATTGATAAGATTACTAGCAAATAGTCTTCTATTCAAAGTTGTCATCCTATAAAATTGTTTTTTTGTAATTAAAATTGTTTTTTTGTAATTAAAATTGTTTTCGTTAATATGAATATAAAAAATCAATTTTTTATATTATTATTATTAATATATAATATATGACTAATTTATTTTTATTTGATGTTGATGGAACTTTGGCAGAATCAATACAACAAGTTCCAAAAGATATTATCAATATTTTACAAAAAATATCTGAAAATAATACTCTTTGTATTGTAAGTGGCGGCACATATCAAAAACTAATTTCTCAAATTGGAAAAGAAAATGAAAAAATATTTACATATATATTTAGTGAAAATGGTGCTATTGTTCATCAAAATGGTAAATTACTTACTATTAAAAATATTAAAGATGAATTAACAGAAAATGAAATTCAAGATATTGTTAATACGATTCTTGATTACATTATTAAATTAAAAATACCTTTTAAAAGGGGAAGATTTATTGACTTTAGAACTGCTATGCTATATATATCCCCAACTGGAGGTGATATTTCTTATGACGAACGACAAATGTTTGCTAAATATGATGAAGAACATAATATTCGAAAAAATTTGATTTTTTATTTAAAAGACAAACTTGCTTCGAAATATAATTTAGATATAAAATTCGGAGGACAAATCGGAATAGCTCTACATCCTAAAAAATGGGATAAACGTTTGTGTTTAAAGTTTTTAAATTTAAATCAATACAGAAACATATATTTCTTTGGTGATAGATGTGATAGAGATGGTAATGATTATCCATTATTTAGTCACAGTATGATACAGGGATTTGAAGTTACTGGATCAAGGCATACATTAAATATTTTGCGTACATTTATTGACACTTAAATTACTAAGTTGCTAGGCTGGAACTAGAATTGTTTCTCGTAATATATTAAATTTATGAAATAAAATTGATTTTATCAATATTAATCATAATAATAATAAATATTATTTGTAATTATAATTATAATTTAATTCATAATAATATTTATAATAATGAACAAAGAATTACAATCTTCACAGCAATTAGAAAATTTAGTTAATTTTAATAAAAAATTTAATAAAATGCTAACACCAATTATTAAATATGTGGGATTTGGAGATAATTGTCCATCAATTGGTTGGATTTTTCCTTGTATTAAATGTTTAATTCGAACAAGTAAAGAAGCACAAGTTGGAAATACTAAGTGTTCTCTATGTTTTCATTGTCGAAATAATATAAAAGCATATATAATTACTAATAATATTGGTATAAGTGTTGATAAATATTTTATCCAAAATATTATAACTAATTTGGAAAAAAATAATAATAAATATTTATTTAGAGAAATCCGAGAATATTAGAAATTTATTGGATATATAATTTTTTTGGACTTAAATATTTTTAAAAATTTTGAAAAAAAATTTTCGGATTGATTTCTTCTTCTTCTTCTTATTTTTCTTCTTCTTTTATATTTTGGTTTTTTATATATATGTGGCATTGATTTTGATTTTGATTTATATATAATAAAAATCAAATTTAATTATAAATAAAAAACAAAAAAATTTAAAAAAAATCTCTTATATGATTTTGATAATCCTGATAAAATTATTTCTAAACCGAAATTAGAATTAATTTTTAAAATTTTAAAAAATTGAATTATTATATAATTTATATAATGGTTCTGGTAGAATATATCAAATCATATTATTTGATAAAACAGATACAAATTTTGTTAAAATCTAAAAAAAATATATTTTCAAAATCTAAAAATTATTTTATATTTTTTTGTTTTATTTATTTTGTATGGAGATTAAGAAACTTTACAAAAAGAAGATATCGTAATCTTATTAGAATTAGTAAGAATAAAAGATATTTAGCTACATCTTTTGGAAATGTGGCATATACATCATATAGTCCAAATAATATTAAACCAAAAGGGTTAATAGTTATTATACATGGATTTAGTGGATGTTCTGAAAATATGGAAAGATTATATAAAGTTTTTGTTAATAAAGGTTATTGTATAATATGTTTTGATTGTTATGGGCGTGGATGTTCTGATGCTACTGGATTTCCAAATTCTCCTGAAATATTTTGTTCTATGATATCACAAGGATTGTATGCTTTACAAGTAAGAACAAAAGTTCATATGGTAGGTTATTCCATGGGGGCAATTTCTGCTGGTGAATTTTGTAAAATTTTCCCCCATCTTACAAAAACACTTACACTTATAGCACCAGCTGGAATTTATACAAATATGTCATTTGTTATAAAACATTTAAATTTTTTTCCATTAGGAGAAATTTTTGTTAGTTTTATTGGATATTTTCTTTTAAAAAAACATTACAAAGAAAGTAGTGGTAAACGTTATAATAGAGGTATTACAAATTTACGAAAATATCATCATAATATTAAAGGATATTTTTCAAGTTTATTGAGTTCTATTAGACATATGCCTTGGGATAATTATGATTATTCAAATATAACAATTCCAAAATATGTTATTTATTCTGATAAAGATGAAGTAGTTCAATTAAATAGTAAAAATTTAATACAATTAGGTGAAATTAAATCAGATCAGATATTAGGTGCTACTCATAGTAAATTGATATCATCTAATACAGCAAATAAAGTTATAAATTTTATTGAAAATAACTAAATTTGCAGTCCATTATATTTATCAATTAATCTAGTAAATCTAGTAATTCTTGTAATTCTTGTAACTTAATAAATATATCTTTAGAACCGGTAGTACAATTATTAAAAATCTTAGTACAATTTTCCAAAAGAATCTTACTTTTAGGATAATAATTTTCTGGAATTAGAACCGTTACATTATACGATTTATCATCAGGATTTTTATCCGGTTCATCATCAGGATTTTTATCCGGTTCATCATCTGTCTCATCATCTGTCTCATCATCTGTCTCATCATCTGTCTCATCATCTG